TCTTCATCTTCGGCTTCTTCATCTTCGGCTTCTTCATCTTCATCTTCTTCATCTTCGGCTTCTTCATCTTCAGCTTCTTCATCTTCGGCTTCGGCTCCAGTGTAACTAGCTAGGTCAACCTCTGCATCTTGTTCACATGATGCATCAACACATCCAATTGTATAATCATCGGTGCCAGGAACTTCAGAATCAACTTCGGAACCCATTGAAACTTCATTTCCAGATGAAGTGATAGAAGTTAATTCATTCTGTAATTCCATCCATTTACTCTTAATCTCATCAGCTAATTCACCAACTCTCTTGGCCTTTGCTACAGCTCCATCAACAACTGCCATAATACCTTCAATTCCATTTTCTGAAAGAAGTTTCTTAAAGCCATTAGTGTATTTAGCGTACTGTTCAGTTAATTCTGTTACGGCCTTTTTCTTGTCTTCTAGACTTAATTCATCACCACCGGCTTCTAGGTCATCACCACCGGCTTCTAAATCATCACCACCGGCTTCTAAATCACCACCTAGGTCATCACCACCAACGTCAAGGCCCAAGTCACTTTCTGTTTCATCAACAGCACCTTCTGGAGCGACTAATTCATCTTCCTCTTCTGCTGCTGGAATCTTATCAAAGTTGCTTAAGTCACTTACTCTACCAAGCAATTCTGAGCTAATACCTGCTAAGATTTCTTCAGATTCATCACGTACTGCCTTATCTGCTGTTTCATTTTTCTTTAATCTAGCTAATAAGTTATCAATATGCTCAATGGTATCATTGTCTGCAGCGTCACCCTGACTTGCTAGTGATGAACGTGCAAATTGTAATGCCATTTGAGTCATATCTGTATCAACTGTCTCATTTAAAACAGTACTTAAGAATGTATCATAATCTTTTTCAAATGATGTTGATTCTTTTAATGTCTCAACTGCTGATATTACTGAAATTTCTTCTGCTTTCTTAGCAACTTTACTCCACGATTCAATAATGCTATCTTTATTGACCCTTAAATTAGTACGATAAACTAATTCTGAAGTATGTTCTGTGAGGATAGAATTGAAAATACAATTTGCAAACAATGAATTTTCAACCAATGTATCAAATTCCGCCCTATTTAATAAGCAGAACTCTTGGTATTCACGGAAGAATTTTCCTGCTTTTTCAACAGCTTCTTCTAACTTGTGTTGTGATATTAGTAAAGCAATACCCTTTATAAATTCATTAAATCCATCTTTCTTATATGCCGATTCTGCTACTGTCTTCATGTTTTTTGCAATTACACGACGACGGGTCATTTCGTTTATTGGTATTACGATCTTATCAGAATCAGAGAAGAAAGCTGATACGATATTACCATTTGAAGTTACATCATATCTCTCTACTATTGATTCAACGATAGCTGATATAATTTTACCTTTTTTATCTTCAGGTAATTGCTTGTTATCTACCTTAATAAAGTGAACGTTATTATCTCTAGTTCTTACGTAACCACTTTCTGGGATAACTTTTGAACGGAATTTGCTTGCTTCGATCTTCGAGAAAACTTGATCTGCTCTTGCAAAGTCGTCTGCGTCAATAGCTTCGACTAAATTATTGCAAAACTTTGAAAACGTTTCGCTCTTTTCTGATTCAGTGACAATAATTTGTCTAGCATTCTGAATAAAGAATCTATTCTTTTGCTTTTTAATATCGGCTTCAAAAAGTTTATGAGTGTCAACATCTTCATAAATCAAACTTGACTTATTAAGAGACTTTAACTCAAAATTTTTACCATTTTTCTTACCAATAGATTTAATTTGGTTAGAAAAGAAATTTAAGGTTGCACCAACACCCTCATTGAACGTGCGCAAAAGCTTACCAGCATCCATATGAATTACCTTGGATACATTTTGCTCTTGATTAGCACCATTTGGCATATCTGTCTCCGTTATTCGACTGTTGTACTTTTGACTGAAGATCTACTTTTATAATTCTGGTATATCATTTCTTGTTATTTCTTTAGAATCATTCTTCTTTTTCTTAAATGAATCAATATATGATGTAAATCCGTTTCTCTCTTCTGTCATAAATTGTGTCATAGCATTTTTACTCTCTTCTATCAAATTATCTTGAAGATATGACTCTACTATAACTTCTGTTTCATCCACTCTTTGTGGAAGACCATCTAATTCGCCTCTACTCAAGAAATAATCAAGTGGCTTACTTGGATATTTACTTTCTCTAATTAATTTAATTGTATTAATTAAAGATGTTTTTTCTTCTCTAATCAGTTTTTTGGCTTGTTCAAAGATCAAGTTTTCTTGTTTATTATATGATTCTAAACCAAGGTCGGCTTCGCCACCTTTATCAACGCCTTCTATACCTGCACCTATATCTATTTCGCCAACCCCACCTTCACTACCAAGGTCTAAGCCTCCACCTTCACCACCAAGACCACCAAGGTCTAAGCCTCCACCTCCACTACTTTCACCGCCTTTATCTTCTGACTGCTTACTTAGGCTCAATTCGATTTCATCTAAACTCATATCTGTAAATGTAGCAATTAACCATTCTGGTTTAAAGAACCCAATAGTTTTCAACCTTTCAATAACTTCTGCTCTACTTTTCCATACTTCTATTCTATATAATTCATCTATAGCAGAGCTTGCAGTCATTCCTATGTCAAAAGACTTCATCTCTTCTATTGAATATCCACGTAAGGCCAAATGTACTAAAGCAATCTTTTTTAAACCTATTGATACAATAGATTGGATAAATTGTACTGCTTTTCCAAATTCAGGTGCTACTTGTGACAATGATTGCTTTGAATCATCACTTTTATCACCCATACCAGCACGTGCAAATGGTATTTTAAGCGGTGCAATCATTTTCTTTTTAAAGTATTCAATATCTGCTATTTGATCTAAGTTTTCAGCACCTGGTAATGTATCAATAGTTGGACCTTCTCCGCCTGGTCTTTGTGGAAGCCAAAAATCATCTTCTTGTATTTGTGGGGACCAACGTTCAGTAACATCGTTACTTGAGTAATCAAATATTTTCTTCTTCTTAAACGCTCTAGAAGCCATTTCAATAACATCTGGTATTTCTTTAGTTGGAATATTACCAACAGGTATTGTAAATACACGCTTCTCTGGCGCTCTTGTTAAGCGATAAATAATAGCAGCATCTTCCATCAGGCGAAGTTGTTTAAAAGCTTTTCTTGCACCATCCAAAATAGAATTATGGACAACAATTCCATCAGCAATAAAATTCGATGCTTCATGCTCTACTTGAATATCAGCAGTTTGATGAAAACCATCTCTTTCTATAGAAACAATTGATTCGAATAAAGTATTCGTTCCGTACCTTTGTGACTCTTTTTTACGTATATTATAACCACGTGCACCAATTCTTTGAACGTGACGACCAGCAGATTCAAATAAGTCAGCTTTATAAAAATAAATATACCAAGTTTTAGAATGATGTATATCACATTCTGTATGCGGAGTTATAATATCACGTTCACGATTACTAATATTACCACACTTCCATCCTATCTCACCAATTAGTAACTTTATATCTTTAATTAAATCTTCATTAGCTAATTCTATCTGAAATCTTTCACAACCCCATTCATCAATAATACTAGAGCCATCAGCATCTATTAACCCATCAATAAATGCAATTTTAACATCTAGTGGACTTTGATAAACCCACCCTGGAATACGTTTATTTTTACAACCTTGAATAAAACCACAATTATTTTCCAAGAAATTTGAAAAGTCAACAGAGTAAGTTTTAGTAGTATCTTCCAATAAAGCACTTTGAGAGTTACTTTTTTTGTAACTACTAGTCTTATTAGATGAATAATTATTTAAAGATTCTTTATAATATTTATTCAAATTATCATATTCATCACAAGCAAATTCTACACCTTTATTTTGCCACTTGTTATTGCCTGTTTTATGTCTATTTAACCATCCATTGCCAATCAAAAAGCCAAATAGCTTTGCAAATTTTTCATCAGCTATAACTTCTTTATCATTAATACTACCCAATTTAATATAATTCCTGTTATTTCTTATAGCAGCCGTTCTAGGTATTACTAATTCATCACCAAGTTTCAATTCATCAGCACGTCTATAAACAAGCTCGGACAACCATTTTCCTTGTGACTTAACCCATTGCCTAACTAAAATAGGGTGATTGCCACTACAATTATTTTCAAAATGTCTTGTTTTAATTTTATAAATTTCTTTTTCGCCACTATGGCAAGCAGCAACAACTCTTGTTTCTACAAGTTTTTCACCATCAAATGAATAAACTTTATCATCTTTTTGAAAATCTTCAATATTCTTATAGCCAGATGGAGTAAGAACGCGAGTACCAAATATCTGACAACGACCATAAGGATGATACATTGATTCTAGGTTAGACAAGCGCAAATGCATTACTTGCCAAGGGTTAAAAAATTGAGGTGACGATGCTAATTCATCTTGATAAAAGAATCCAACTAGATCACTGTTTTTGGTTTCACACCTATTAAAATTATAAATATTTAAATGCCTAATTCTTGATACACCATTTCTATGTTCAGTTGGTATTATTTCCCAAGAACAATCACCATATTTGCATAAGTATCTGATTATTCCTCTAATATTATTATCTATGAGTAAAGTATCAAAAAATAATGAATCCAATTCATCTTTAACTTTTTTAAATTTAGATTTAATGAAAATTGAATGTTTACGTTCAGAGTCAACTAACGATGCTTCATCTGCATATAAATCCAATGCTAAACTTATTTCACCAACTTCATCCATCTGGTCAAAATCTTTATATCTTTCTAACCTATTAATATGTAAGTTAGTTTGCTCCAGAAGAGATGCTGGGCTAGACTGATTTACGAAATCGCCAATTGAGGTAAATCTTCCAAGATCGCTCTGATTTTGGAAAATATTATCTGCATTATATATATTATTCCTTGCAAATAATGCTCTAATTCTGTCGAATACTGGAAACCAACTCATTATATCCCTCTGGTCTTGTTATATTTTTGTGGCTATATTATTTACCTATGTTGATCTCTTTTTAATCGTTATTTTCATAGGCTTTTTAAAATGATTACCCTTTACTACTGTAGCCGGTAACATATCCTTAATTCTTTGCCTCCATTGTTCTTCTGTCTCACCTTGCTTTCTAGAATTTTTTAGTAACTGCGATGTAAATTTACCAATCTCATTAGTAATACTAATTCTTTTGTTTTCTTTTTTATCGGCATCATTTATATTACTGCTAATTGGCAATAATAATTTACTATCTTTAACTACCTCATTAGATAACAATTTTGGAGCTAAATTATTAGCTCTAAATGGTATTAAAATTCCATTATTGTTTTGTGAAGCATCGCTAATTGCTAAAAATCCTAAGCCACAAGCCAAAACAATATCATCTCTATTTCCGGCTCCGCTTTCGTTTCCAGTTCTACCACCACCTTTATTAATATAAATTACTAATTGCTTATATAATCTAGGTGAATAAATTTTAAATCCATCCATTCCTATATTATCTTTTAATGCTGAATTTAGAATAGGTTTTGTAGATGGAGTTATTGTAAATCCAACTTCACCATGATCAGATGGCTTTGACTTTTTCCTCCATAAGTTAAAATAACCTATGTCATGCTCTAATTCTTGTGCTGCTGCTATTCCAAGTCCACCAGACCTATCAACAACTAATGTAGCATGATTATACCACATAGAAAGCCAAGTAGCCATTCTAACAGCTATTTTTACTCTAACCTTCGAACTAAATTCAGCTACCTGTTCTCTATCAGTTATATCCCAGACAACAATTGCTGTATGATCTTTAGCTTCTCCACCAGATATATCAAATCCAACACTATATATATGGTTTTCTTTAGGCTCTTCCCAAACCCATAATTGTTTTTCAAAATCTAAATTTGTTATTACACCATCTGGATCTGTAAATTGATGTGTTTCTATTACTGAATATGGTTTTGGATTAGCTCTTTGAAATTCACCAATATATCTAAGTACAGCTGCATCTAAAACAGTATCTCCAGATCCTAAAAATTCTGCCAGCACCTCTTGTTTGAATTTACTAGTTTCACCTTTTTGCTGCAAAGCTCTAAATTGTTGTTCTAGCCATGGACTCCAGTAAGGTCCATATTTATCTATATCTTCAGAGGTTGTACACTTTCTTATATTGGCAGTTGGAGCAATTATTCTACCATCTGATAGCTTAATTTCCCAATCCATATCCCACCAGTTAATTTCGATGGTGGCAAAATCGTTCTGTTTAGCCTGAGCATCCATCCATTTTGCCCAGTACCAATTACCTACTCCATTAGTCGTAGAAATGACTATAACCTTACCACCGTGCATCAATGTAGGTTGGCCTGCAGTCCACATCAAATCCATATGAGGCATGAATGCAGCTTCATCAAGTATAACAAGTGATGCAGAATTTGATCTTAGAGTATCTGGTGCTGATGTTAATGATCTAATTGAACTGCCTGATGAAAATTCTACAGTATGTTCATTCCAAGCAGAATCTGCCTTATGAAATATCTCGCGCATCCATTCAGGGAGATTTTCATACACTACTTTAACGTTTTTACGTAAAAATTCTTTAGCATCATCATCTCTTTTAGAGACAATTAATACTTTCTTATAAGTATGAAACATCGCATACCATAGAGCATATGCTCCTGTTAATGTAGAAACGCCTGCTTGTCTAGTTTTCTTATATATACAATAGATATGATTTTTATATATATCTAATGCTGCTCTTTGATATTTAAATAATTTAAAATCTATTAAACCAGCTTGAGGATGCTCAACTTTACAAAAATTCTCAATAAAGTACTCTACTGATTCAGCGCACTTTTGAAGTATTTTCTTACAATAGTCATTAACATTACTCATTAGACTTATTTGCTTTATTCAATAATTCTTTTAATTCAGCAGCATTAATATTTAATGTATTATTTGTTTTGATATTAGTACTACGTTTTGTAGCACTCAACAATTTAACTAAAGTATCAGCTGCCTTAACAGAAGTCTCATTTACTTCAGATTTTGTTCTTAATGCATTAACTAATTGTTCTACAAACACATCTCCCACTTCACCATCATCTTTACCAAATTCAATTTTTTCCATCAACATGCCTATGGTTTTTTGAATTTGGCTTCTATCTTCTAAATTAGAGTCAATAACATTTGAGCAAATTGTTATAACTTTATCTCTAATGTTTGTCATTACAGTTGAATCATCTACCAACATATTATCAGAATTAACAATCTCAGCTGGCTTCGCCTCTACTATTTGATCAACAGATTTTGGTAAAGGTTTAACTAATTCTGTATCTATTTGCTTCTGCACTTTTTGTTCAACTGGTTTAGGATCTTGTTTAGGATCTTGTTTAGGATCTTGTTTAGGATCTTGTTTAGGAGCTTTTAATTTAGGTAATTGCTGTGGTGGTACTTTTGGCCTACTAGAAGCTTCTACCTCATTCAATAGGTCAATTAAATCTTGATCAATATCTGGTATATTATCCATTATTGGTGCCCATTATTTTTTAACACAGAATTTCCTATATTCTTAATATCCTTTTTTAAAGATTCACCATTGTTTTTATTCTTTCTATAATTAATTCTAACACGCTTTTTCAACCTCTCATTAAATTTATCTAGTTTAGCCTCATCTAAAAACATATATCCAACTTTATTTTCAATATCCGAAGTATCAATTATATCATCAGAAATTGTAATTTTACCAACAACAGCTGGAGAACAATAATCATTGTCGGCAATAGCAATTGGTACCATTGCTTCATGCACGCCATTATTACATATAAAACTAATAGAGTCAGTTAACACAGAAATATCACCTATCCTACTGCGTAATGCATCGTAAACTCTACCCTCTAAAGTTAAATTTACTCTATCTATTTCTTTGCTGCATACTTCATCCGCTTTTAGTAAACTACATATATCTTTTTTAATTTTCATACCACTAATTCCACCGATTTCTTCTTCTAAAATAACAGTTAAATTAGATGGATGTATATTAACAGATGCACCACAAATAGTCTCGTTTATATTAAAAAATGCCGTTATGTTTGTACAATTTTCAAGCCTATCCAAATTCCATATTAGTATATTTTTAGACGTTGATTCTAGTAAATTTACATCAAAATTTAACTTAGCATCAGAAATTACTTCTAGCAAAGCTTGCTTTGATATAAATTCACCCTTACCATTTACTGTTAATCTATACTTATTGCATATTGGTGTACTACATAATTTATAAGACCCATCTTCACTAAGATTATATTGCATTTACCAGTCCTCTTCGGAATCTAAATTATATTTTCTCGTACTCCCTCCAGAATTACCAATATAATTTTGTTCAAAATTGGATGGTGAGTCACTAAATTCGCCTTGACAGGCTCTAATCTTTTTAAAGAAAGATGTTATTTTTTGTCTTGATAATTGTGTTTCATTCATTAATTTAGATATTAGTCCGTTAGAAGCATTTTCCAGATCTACTTTACTTATAGATTTCAAAGCATTTAAAATCACCATATCTTCTTTATCATATTGACACAATCCTTCTACCTCTCCGAAAAATCTATCTAATTTATAATTCTGATTGCTTGGTTTATATTTTAAATATGAACTATAATTATTGTAGTTCTTTTTATCTCGTGTTTCTTTCTTAATATGAGCCAAAACTACGGTCTTTGAGACTTGGCTCCACATATTAAAAATTTTTGTGTGATCATGCCTTCTTGATACAATATTTGATTTAGCAAGCTTGACAACATCATCTACATCATAAGAAACCTTCTTACCACCAATAACATATTCATCATTCCTAGTTATTTTTATTATTACTTCATTATCATCTTCTACCTTGATCATCCCTCTAACTTTATACTTCATTCTATTTCCGTGCACAGATTCATGCACTAATGTAAAAATTTCGGAGTAATCAAATTTGTAAAGAGTTTTTTCAATTTGTATCCACGCTATTTGAAACAAGTCATTAAACGATGAATCATCTCCACCACCATAAATAGCATATAAGCCATGTGTTCTTATTACTTGTCTAATAAGTTCACCAGCATGGCTCATTATTAAATCCCTTAAAACAATATCAGTACATCCATCTTTAACATATTGTTTAAGCAGCGATTCTACCAAAGGATTATCAAAATACATATTCCTAGGTTTATTGGAATCTTTTTTAAGCATTGGTCTATTAAATCTAGATGTGCTATGTTTGATTTTAGCCTGCTTCATCTAAATATATACTAATAATAACATATATTTAAAAATAGGCATTATTACTAAGTTTTAACTTGAGATTTAGGGAATCTCCAGCGTCTTCTAATAATATCTTCACCAGACACTTTTATCCCCTTATAAACTACCGTAGACTTATATCCTTCCGCGACAACTGCTTCTAATCTTTTTCTAGCATGTTTATATAAATAATGATTAGCCATAATCAAAAAGTCAAACACTCTTGAAGAACCTTTCTTATTCTTTCTTACTGCCCTACCAAGGCGTTGCATAAATTCTGAACCCATTTGACCATCATAGCACAATATTAAATTCTCGCAACCACCTTTTAAATCTAAACCCCTTCTAAGAATTTTAGAACCTATCAACACTTTTAATTCTCTTGATTCAAATCGATTTATAACTTCTTCTCTTCTGCTGTCTGAAGTTTTACCATGTATAAATTCTGATCCTGGTATAACTTCTGCTAATTTTTCACCTAATGGTAAACTTTCTACTAATATTAAAGTTCCTTCATCTTTATAGAATTGACATATTTTATTTATCTTATTATGCAATTCTGTGTTTTCAATCATCCATTCTTTAATAGCACTATTGTTATCTGTTTTATCATGTTTATTACCATTTTCATTACATGCAAGCATAGTATATGTAACTGGTATAATTCTACCAATAGCTTCTAATTCATCTCTTGATGATTGACTAATTATATTACCAAAGTGTTCTCTTATAATCAAATTCTGTACTGGTTTAGCATCATCAAATGGTGTTCCAGAAAAACCATATCTATATCGAGCATTTATAGCTAATTTTGTAAATAAATCTGTATAGCTATCAGACGAGCTACGATCACAATTATGAACTAGAATGCCATTAGCCTCAAATCTCGATGCACCACTTATAGTAAAATCAATTAGCCTGCAGCTTTTACTTTTACTAATACTACTAACTTCAGAAATAGTATAATTATCTATTAATGGACTTATTCTGTCAAGAACAGATTTAATGTTAGCCATTTGTATTTTGACTGCTATTTCTAGATATTTATATCTATTTTTCCATACTGTCATTACACTTATATTAAGCATTCTAGCTATACGTTCATCTGACAATGCTAAAATATTTTTAGCATCATTATAATTTTTAATATTCAAATTATTCAGCTTAAATTTCCAAGAATATAAAGTTTTAGTGTCAATAACGGCATTATTAATAATATATTTCTCTGTATTAAATAATCTAGCTAAGTGTCTTGGATATAAGCCAAATTTTCTGAGATTATTATATATTTCAGTGCAGTCAAAAGATTCGCTATACGAACTTTTATGTATATTATTTTTAATTTTTCTAGCAAATTTAAATCCAACTAAATCATAAAATCTTTTACAATTTAAGCCAGATATTGTTAACCTATGCAGCACAGCATGTTTTAAATTACTTCTATGATTAGAAATAGAAATACTAGATTTAATGCCCAAATAAGTACACAAATTTTGAGCCAATTTTATTAATACTTCATCACTAGAATCAAATTTTACCCTATCAATGTAACTAGACCCTTCAGAGTCAAACAATCCACATAGCAATCCAGCTGCCGCTACTCTGCTTGGTATATCAAAATCTAAAGTCATTTTACCAGTTTTTCTACCTTTACTAAATCCCAATTCCTTAAGTTGTGTTACAAAACCATGTGACCTTACTCTAAAAACATAGTCATTTCTATTATTAGTACATTCTACGTAATTTCCACCAAATACTTCACATATTTGTTCACATGCAATTCTCCAATCAACCGCATCCTTTCTTACCACAAATTTTATTTGTTTATTGTTTAAAAAATGTCCATCGCCAATAAACAATCCAATCCCACGCCATTTAATAAATTCATTGCTACTTTTATTTATATCACATATCTTATTATTTAATAATAAGTATTGCCCAATCTGTATATCTGATGAATATTCATCAGATATACTACCATCTCTATTTAAAATTGCTATTTTATGATTTTTAGAACATATAAGTTCATGATTTTGTTTTGATTTAATTAAAATAGCGTTATCAAATTTTTCAGATTTATTTTCAATATCATAATACTTATCACCAACTTTTACTTTATATTTATTAATATTTTCATATACCCTCTTTGCTTTTATCAATCCTTTGTCTGTAGTTATATAACTGTCTTCATGTACACATTCATCAACAAGCAGCAAATGGCATTTTTTAACTGCTTCTTGCAAGTATAAAGCATTTTTACGTCTAGTTTGCCAAGCTTTATCAGTACCAGTTCTTTTTATTTCAGCTTTCCTAGCTGATCCTGGCGGCAAACTCAATGCTTGAATAGAGCCTACTATTATTAATTGCCCGTCTGGTCGTTTACCAGCATAAAATTCACCAACATCTGTTATAGATCTTAATTGTAGTCTTTCTACAAGTTGGCTTAATACAATTTTTTCTTCTGCTATTACCATAGTTGGACATTTTGGAAACATAGAAATAATACCAGCAATCATTTCGCTTTTGCCACTGCCTGTTTTGTGGGCATGGATACCACAATCATGCTCATAAATAGAATTCAGGCATCGCATTTGATGATCTTCTAATTTAATGCCTTGCAAAATATTACAGTTAAGCTGCTCTTTTGGTATTGGCTTATACTTAGGTTCTGGCCTTTGATCTACAACATCTAATGGAATATCTTCCTTTTGACATAATCTCTTCAAATCTTCAAGGAAAGCAATTGATAGCTTCTTCCCCTTTCTGTCATAGCTTGTAATTCTTCCATCCCACTGTCCATCTTCAAATGCTATTGAGTATCTAGCCTTTGGATCGAATACACTAAATTCTCTAACTAGTGTATCTTCAATATCTGTTGATACAAGATCAAGATATAGATAATTATTATCTTTAATATAAGCTATCATATATGTAAAATACTACATTTAATTTGACAAATATATGAGAGTACATTCAATATCAGTTGATTCATTAATATTATTTGGTTCAACAAAAATTATTAAGCCATATTTGCTAATTTTCTTTTCTTCTACTTTATTTCCCAATTTTAATAACACAAATCCTAAATTTGGATCTACTAAAGCAGAACTAGCTGGCTCACCTGGATGATCTCCAGTATTTATAACAGTTACTATAGTTCCAAGTAACTTACTAGCTATTTCTAATAATTAATTTCTGGAAAGCAGTATGTTGAATTGTTTCAATTAAAAGAAAAAATATATAAATGAAGTTAACAACACTATTCGAGAATATTAAATCTATAGATGAAGCATTAAAAATTCTATCTATCGACAGAGGATATACAATCGATAGTTTAAAATCTGCATACAGACGTGCAGCTATGAAACATCATCCAGATCGTGGTGGTTCTCATGAAGCCATGACAGACGTAAATTTAGCGTTCGAATTGTTATCTAAAAGAGTTGGGAAAAATGAGTCTGAATTCATTAAACAGGTTGATGATGAAGTTAAAGAGTCTGGCACATATAAAGGTGGTGGAAAATATTCTACAACAGCAGACTGGGAAAAGTGGATGGTCGATAGTGGGCGCGGTGAAATGCTTAAAAATATTAAAGCTAAACAAAAAGCCAAAGGTGGCGTGTATGAAACGCCAGGTGAACGTTTAAGTCGTTTAGCAGATGATAAGGGATTATTAGTTGAAATGTCTTTGGTTTTATTTACGTTAGGGATAGATAAATATAATATTATATCACCATTTAGAGTAGAACCACTTAATATGAAAAACTATAATATGAATATAGATAAAGGTTCAATGTTAGTAAACAATAAATGGGTACCAAATGATATTGGAGAATTAGGCAAAGACCTTGAAAAAAGCGGTATAATGAAAGTGGTTCACGTTGGAACTGAACGTGAGAGAGATAATGAATTTAGTTGGCAATTTATGATAGAAATTCCAGCATTATCAAAAGACGAGTACGACAGGTTTAAATTTACATTAGTGTACGGCCCATTTACCCATAAAAAAGTTGATGGCAAATGGTTGTTAGTAAAACCAGAAAAGCCAGAACTTCGAACTATGGGCGCTGCATATGAAGAAATGCAGGAAGCATTAAAAAATTATTTAAATTCTTTAAAATAATGTTCTAATTTAAACAAGCATAAAAATTATGCAATTGTCTATTATATATGTATGAAGATGTTAACAAAAAACCAGTGCTATTATTTGTTCAGGAGTTGGTGATTGATCAGGTGGATAATAATACATATGATACAGCTACGATGTACCAACGAATCCCAAGCGGCGGCGCGCAACTTCTTCATCCAGTTCTTCACGGCTCAGAAACTTACCACCCTCGGCTGCGTACTGCTGGCGCAACTTGAGCAACTTACGCCCTAGTTCGGTTCTGGGAACATAACCGCCGATGGAGTCTTCATGGGCAGCCACGCCGCTGCCGTTACCGTTTTCCGCAGCGGCCACAAGCAAAGATCCAACGACGCCGCGATTTTCTTCAACGATAGGCGATTCCAGTACGCGCATTACAGCCCTTTCCTCAGGCGATCCAGCAGATCCGCCGTTATTGAAGCATTGAACGACTCAATGACGCAAGTCATGCCTCGATGGCTTCATCGGTCTTGAATTCGGCGGCCTTGAGCGAAACGCAGTCGAGATCGTTTTCCAATATTCTAGTTAATTTCTTACTGAATGATTCTTTAATCTTTTTTGGTAATTTCTTACTTTTAGTAGATGCAAAGTCTTTAACAGACTTTTTACTCATACTACCAGCCGCCTTTTTGACTGCTTTAGAAGGGTTCTTTAACTCACCTTTTTGGGCAGCTCTTACCATCCCGAAAAATCTTTGTTGTGCTTTAGACTTTGCTGGCATAACTCTACCCTTGTGGCCAAGAATTACGAGATTGTTTTGCTACTGGTTTAACGTCATGTGTTAGAGTATTACGCATGGTAGCAGCAGTTCTCCTAACGTTAACATCATCATGCTGCATTAATTCTTCACAATGCTTTACCAATTTCATTAAATATTTTTCTGAAATGGTATATTGCATACTAGTATAAGACGATTCCAAAATCTTATTTAAATTATTAGAAAATTTATCCATATATATTACTTTTGATCCGGCATAGAATTATTGGCATTTTGACCAAGCACAATTTAAACACTTCTTACAACCATCTTCATAAATAATATTTGGAGTACCACAACAACCTTCACTACACTTAGCATTTTTAATATAATTACTTAATACTCTGGCAACATGTCTTGAAAAACTATTCATATCGGCTGATTTGAATACAGTATCACAAATATCTTCAAGATTTACACCAGATCTAATTGCTAAGTTAGTTAATAATCTTACAGTCATGCCATCTGACTGTAAGAACGATTCTTTAATTGGCCATTCAACAATTCTAGATTTACCTGTATGTGTACTGACTGGAAATACTAATGCATAAACTCTTGGCTCTAATTTTCGTATAATACCTTTAGTTATATCGGAAGGTACAGGAAGATCTTCTTTCTTACCAGCAAACACTTCATAAACTTGCCCGTTGACTAATCCAACTAATACAATATGGCCATTTGAGCGATGAATATCACATTCAACATCGCCTGGTCTAGAGTTTTTTACTACTTTAGATTCTTCAGAAACTAAAATTCCATTTCTAGAGCCATCTACATATACAGTAACTCCTTTTAGTCCATGATGGCAAGCATCTCGATAAAATTTATCAATTGTATCTTTTGGTGTACCTTTTGGGAAATTACATGTTTGGCTTACACCGTGATCAATATAACTTTGAATTTTTGAAACTATTCTTAATCTGTCATCAATATTTAAGTTGCTAGCTGTTACTTTTAAAAAATCTGGAAGGTTACCAATAGCATCTCTAAGAGCCTCTGAAGCTGGTTTAGTGCTTTTTGCAACAAGCTTCTCAAGCTCAACAATGTTAAATCCATTAGCTTCTGCCCAATCCAAAAATTGATTATGGAAAACTGGGTAGTGATGATACTTACTACCATCATGATCTACAGAATGTACTTCGGCATCGTTTTCTGATGTTATTTTTACTTTTCTAACATAAACAAAATCATAAACAGGCTCCATACCAGAACTAGTACCAAACCTACCACAACTAGTTTTTGAGAGCAATGATACAGTTCCAGTAGGAGCAATTGTTAATAATGAAATATTGCGCCTGCCAAATTTTTCAATGTCATTCTGTATTTCTTTTGGTAAACGTTTAATAAAAGCACAATCTTTTTCTAGATCCCAGTCAAACATTGGGAAAGCACCTCTATCTTGTGCTAATTTCACAGACTTTTTATATGCTTCATTACGCAACGCCTGATAAATTACTTCTACCATATCATCAGACTTATTGTACGGAATATTAAGAGCCATTAAACAGTCAGCAAATCCATGTGTGCCAAGACCAGTTCTCCTACCATTAATTGCTGCCTCTTTAATTTTATTCCATAGGTCTTTTTGTATACTAAATGGAAGTTTCGCATCGTCTTTATCTTTTTCTAAATCACTTAATATCTTGTCAATTATTTCTATTTCTAAATCTACCAAATTATCTTCCATCTGCATAGCTAAGTGAACATCATTTATAAAATTTGTTAAGTCAAAGGTTGCATTTTTAGTAAATGGATTAAGGACATATCCAGCTAAGTTGATAGATATCAATCTACAACTATCATAAGCGCTTAAGCCGATTTCAGCACAATTTCCAGAAATAACTCCATTAGCTAATACTGAATGATTATATGGTTGATTTAAGCAATAAACAGTTTGTCTTTGTTTCATTTTCTTAATAGAAGTAATTTTTGATAAGTATTTATTTCTAATAGATGATTCTGTATTATTAGATCCTGGATGCTTTATGCACCATTCGTCAACAATTTTATTATTATCGCTCTGTATAAATCCAATCTTATCTCTAAATAATTTTACAAAATACCCACCACCTATTATCAATTCATAACATGCATTTTGATTGTATAAACGTTCTTCACCTCTATACAACCACACACGTTTTCCCTTCTTTTTAAATCGTCTAATAGATGTTGGTATTGCAAAATTAGATAAAAGGATTTGAACATCTCGTAGTAATTTTTTATTAATAGATGCTAAGCGAACAGATATAGATTTTTTGGATTCATTAACTTGTACTGACCCGTCAGCAGAGAATAATGAACGTAAAAATGCCGCAACAGATTCTTTATCCGATGACCATATAAATTCTGGAATTTGATGCTTCAATTTAACAGCATCATAGCCAAGTTCTAAAAATCTATCAAATAATACATTCGATGCTAATTCATATTTTTCTGTTGTACAATTAGTATTACATGATTCCATATGAACTCGCCTTAGAGAAACTGACTTATATGGTCTACTTGATTTATTATATTCTTCTACAACAGAGTCAAGATGCGGTTTTAATTCGCTAGCTATATCTAATTCATCATAAAAATGTAAGTAAACTCTTCCTGTTGACGTAGTACCATCTCCAATAACCCATCCAGCTAAAGCTGCTTCTCTAATATAATTGTTTTTACCAAATTTACCTTCAATAGATTGTATTAAAAGCGTGTCACCAATCTTTAATTCTTTAGTTGTTTTTTTACCATCAGTCGTAAAATGATTGTGCGATGCTGTTACTTTTAACAATTGACCATTACATAATTTAACCTGGTAGACTACTTCATTTTCACCAGTTATTTGAACTTTGCTAGATTTTACTGCTAATGTATTAATACTATATTTTGTAATATCAACAGTTCCATCTTTCGATACTCTTGGATCGTAAGTTACATATAATTCTTTATTAATTTGTTGCAATTCTTTAACAGTCAAAAGGCCATAATCAGTATTAATTCTTGTATCGCCAGTATAGCAAGGATTGGTGGTAAGTGTTTCAAATCCAAATTTTTTATAGCAGTGCGCTGGTAAATTGTTACAATAGTTATCCCACATTAGTAGCCCTGGTTCAGCATTTTCCCATGCCTGTGTTACTATCACATCCCATAGCTCTTTAGCCTTTACTACTTTTGTTATTTGTGGAGTACCAGTTACTGGCCATCTTAATTCCCAGTCTTCATCTTTTTCAACAGCATCTATTAAATCGTTTGATATTTTTATTGAAACATTTGCACCGGTTACTTTGGTGCGATCGGCTTTCATCTTAGCAAATTCAATAACATCAGGATGGCGATCACTGATGGTGATCATTAATGCCCCTTGCCTTGCATTCTGTCCAACATATCTTCCAAAGAATGAGATTGCATCGCATACTGTTGGTACACCTGAGCTACTAACAGCAGCGTTATGAACAGTACTTCCTCTTGGTCTATACGTGCTAACATCTAAACCAACACCTCCACGTCTTTTCATTATTTCAACTGCCTCGTTGATTGTTGCTAAAATGCCAGACATTGAATCGCCATATTTAGCCGCATCAATTACGAAGCAATTTGAAGCACTAATTTTTGAAAATTTATTCCCGATAGCTGCCATCGGAGAACCTTGTGGAACAATTCTAGCAAATTTATCAAGAGCATCAAAGTACTCTTTGGTACTATAAATTTTAGCATGTTTATTTATATCATGATATTTCTTATCTATTCTATTAAATTCTCTTGCTAATCGCTGATGCATATCGGCAGGAGTTGATTCGTGATAGTTGTTATTTTTATCTTTTAAAGCATACTTTTTTACAAATGTGTCCGCTGCTAGCTTATTACCATTGAAGTACTCATAAGAAGCCTTGGCGGCATCTTCTTTGTTTAACATCATATTTTCTATCCCAGTCAGTCTGTCTTTAATGTTTTAGTGCTATATTTTTATCGCTAAATTATATCAATAATAAATTATTGAATATAATCTGTTTGCAATAAAGAGGAAGCCAATTCTTTCTTATCATCATCAAATTTGATTTTTACTTGTATTCTCATTAAATCAATATTGGGTGGTAATAATTCCCTTGTCTTCTTATCTAAGTTATTAATCGCTTTTCTGCATGATTTTGAAATTGCTAAAAATTGAGGAGTTATAACACCAGATTTAAATAATAAAACAATATTAGGATATTCACCAATTCCTCTACGTTTTATTAAAAAGTCAAATAACGGTGCTCCATTTCTTAGACTATTTAATTCATCTATTGTATTCTTCAACGAATTCGATTCAAGTTCTTTCTTATTTTCAATATCTTCTAATTCCATAAGAGCTATTTCATAAATTCTTTTATGCCTCAATATAGATGCTCCTTTGTTTAATATACCCTTCTTTTTTGCATATTTAACAAGAGCCACTACAATTCTATTTGCTGTATCATCGTCCAAGTTATTCTCTTCTAGCCATTCTGCAAATTTTTTAAACCACATGTACATATATGTTTTTTTATAATCTGAAGCAGCTGGCCAAGACACATTTCTATTGGCAATTGACATCATAGATGTTCTCCACCAAGAGTATATAAGTTGGATTCGATCATCAATATTCATAAAGGATAATATACATGGTTAGCGAGCCAAATAACGAAATTATTAAGGATAATGAAGAACATCGTATTGATATTGAGGAAAATAATCGTAAATTTGCTGAATTAAAAAAGATAGAAGATACAGAAGAAAAAGCAGAAATGACAAAAGAAGTAGTCAAAAAATTAGAAAATGAAATAACTACAGTGTTAGAAAATAATTCAATCAAAGACTATGTACTGGTATTAAGTACACCAGACGGTAAGCAATTGGGATTCTATGGTAAAGATGAGTATAAAGCAGCAGTATTATCAAAGGTAATTTATAAAAATTTAAGAGATAAAATTTTAAATAATATTTCTGTTTAAGCTATTCTTTGTTGAGAACTTGGCTCTAAATAATACGTTATTTTGCTAGTCCCAAGTGTTAAAAGCTCAGAATATCCAACAGACAGAGAATCAGCACTTGTAGTTTTAGAAGAAGCTTCTAAAATATCATCTTTTGGACTAAACACTCTAATATATTTAACACCATCAACCTGTTGAATCGTGTTAACCAGATTACTGATTCTAAAACCTTTACCAATTTCAAAATTATCAACCGCAAAAAATTTAGATATAGTATCTTCGACATTTGCTTTTACAGTTGCTGTATTAGCATTTTTAAATATTACAACATCTATTTCAAGATTGATAGGCTTTACTGCACCATCCAATACTACAATTTCATCTGTGAACACATTTTTCTCTGACATTAAATTTTTTAATCCATCCTTTAAACCAATATTTGGAAGGACAGGCTCGCCATTCTCACCGCCAGCTAACACATATAGTTCAATCTGATTTATATTTATGGATGAACGCAACACAGCATTGGCTTTCAGAATAGCTCCATATACAGGATGACTATAATTAGAAGCTATTATAGAGTAATCTTCACCACTTACTATGCTATCATGCGTTGCTGCTTCTAATGGGCCTCTACGTTTAGCTTTTTCTAGACTTTCTCTATCAAACCCACCTTCTGAAGCTAATATATTCCTAAATCGAACAGGTACTTGAGCAGACAATGGAGAGTCTGGATTCAATGATCTAGTTTCATCAATAATTCCACTTGGTATTCTTCCACGGGTACCGCCACCAGTCCTATACGTTACAACTATATTCCTACCAGCAGGAGGAATAGAGCCATACTCATCATTTCCAAAAATTATTGCTAATGAATCTTCTTCTAATCTAGCTTCAAAAACTTTTTCATTTGGTCCAGCTCTCTCTATAATTGGTATTTTTACCCATCTTTCAGTTATAGATCCATCAACAGTATTTGTTACTATATCAACAAATATAGGTTCTTCCAATATATTACTTCCACTAATCACAAATTGTTGATTAGGACCACCAACGGATACAGCAGTAAATTGGCTGGAAAAAGATCCTTCTATAGCAAAGGCTACAGTGCCAAATTTACCCTTTGGAATTATAATATCATTAATAAAATCATTTGGGGCTTTAAATATTTCATAATATAATGGCTGGCCATCAGGGCTTCCTACTTGAAATTTAGTACCAGCTGGTATATGTAAATCGCTTATAAGTGGGGCCGCAATAGTGCATGCCACAACAGATTGGGCAGGAGTTTGTGGCTTAATTTTTTGGCCTATCAATTTTAAATGCTGTTGTACTGCCACATCAGTCAACGCTGTTGGCAAAAACGCTTCATTAGCCAATACATCTTCTCTTAATGCTAAAATAGATCCAACATATGAAACTAATTCCATAACCATTATAAAACCGTTATCAGCAACAAAGTCATTAAACTGGTCTGGAAAATAAGTTTTAACATATTCAATACAAGCTCTTCTAATAGAATCAAATTCTAGTGCCGTAAAATCTATTTTACGTAAAGATGATGGCTCAAAGATTAACCCAAACTCTTCTGGAGAATTTGGTAAGTTAAAAAATGTTTGTTCTTCTGCCATATTATCCCTTAATTTCGAAGTTCACTTCATCAAATGATATTGGTATACCCAATAATATATTATTAGATGGGTTTACTGATAACGATCCATAAATTTCTATAATTATCATATTTTGATCTGACTTATCTATTATTCCTAACTTATTAACTATTATTCTAGGTTCTTCACGTGCAATAGCATCTAAAATATTTTCGCGTAATAGCAGTAATGAAGTTTTGCTAATATCTTCCATTAAAAATCTTCTTAAATTGGTGCCAAACGTTGGCCTCATTACCCTTTCGCCAGGTAATGTTAATAAAAGCTGTTTAAGATCATTTTTTAATAACCTTTCGTCTTCTTGATATGACATAAATCTACCGTCTGCTACAAAAGGCGGATTGAAGCCAAACCATTTTGACTTTAAAGCCATTATCTCACCAATAGACCTAACTTAATCATATCATCATATAATGTTGATAATGTTGCAGACAATTCTTGTTCACGTAAAGTTAAGTTAGCAAGTTCTTGCTCTATATCTGATTTTTTATTAGTAAATTTCGTCAACAAATCATCATTGTCATCATCTAATAAATTTAATGCTACGATAGCATCATTAACCTGCGTTAAAGATTTATTATAAGAAACTATACTATTTTGCACAGATTTAAATTCTGTATTTGTAATTGCCAATTGTAACCTAATATTATTAAATTTAGTTCTAGATTTATTTTCTAAATCTGATATTTCATCATCAGTTAATCCCATATCAGCAAAGTCGAATAAATTATTATTATGTTGAATTTCGACATTATCAGGAACATTAGCTATTTCTTTTTCTATGAAAGTCAAATCAGATTCTGATAATGATCTGCCAATTTCAAATTGAACAAGATTAGTCAAATCACTATTCGACTTTGAATTTGTAACAGTGTATAGCAAGTTACCATAGATAGGTCTACGTTGCTCATTATTAAATACAACCTCTGGCAAGGATTTTAATTGCCTAGCTAATGGTAATTGTTGAGCTACTATTTCAGATTGTTTTGGAACTTCAGTTGAAATAATCCACGTAAAGGCACCACTATCACCCTGATTTAGTGGTAATTGATTTTTATATAATCCAGTTGGATATTTTATTATAATAAATCCCTCTATTTAAATTTGCAATTAACTTTATCCGTCTACAACCTTTTGATCTACTTCACTGGTTGGTATATTAGATGCGAATCCCCTTTCATCTGGATCTGCTAATGGTGATATATCATTTCTATCTATCACCATTTTAATAATATTTGGTGTCGCACCACCTATAGGATCTGATTTAGCAACTCCCTTACCATTAATATGTAATGGCCTTTCAGCCTCTGGAATAAATGCTCTTACATTTTTTGCATGAATATCACCATCAACACCAAGTTTACCGCCACCAAGTTTACCAGAAATACCCATAGCACTCATATTTATAGCAGTCTTTGCCCTTAAATTAATATTATTAGCTTTAAGATTAATATTGCCATCAGAAATTATTTCAATATCATCTTTTGACTGGATTCTAATTTTTCCATCATCATTGTATATTAGTATTGATTTATTTTGGTCATTTATCATTAAAAACGCATTGACATCGGAGATAGATCTCATAACAATAAACTTCTTATTTTCAGATGTGAATAAACCTCTATCGTAATTATCTCTAATTTCTAACCATTCTTTATCATCTCTAATTTCTAATCCTTGCAACTTTGGTGACTTAAGCCTAGCATAACCATTTTTCTTATCCAATAATAAATGGAATGTTTTAGTGTCGCCTCTATCCATCCTACCAGAGGCCAGCGAAAATTCATTATTTTTAGTGCCAAGCCATGGTCTTGAAATTTCGTGCGGAAGATTTGTACATAATAGCACAAATTCTTCTTTATCATTCATCTCTAATAATTGATCATTTGGACTATACAGTTTTAACGCATTCAATTCATCTTTTTCATTAAACTCAATACCAAACCCCTTAGAGGCACTACCTCCAACAGTAGTCTGCTTTGAATCACCAGACGACTTCGATCTACGACCTTTAATTAGCAAACCATTGCCATGTGGCGTTTCCTTGCTTTCGGCGTCAGTATTACTTGAACCACGATCATCTAAAACGATTTTAAAACCATGCCTGGTAATTATTCTAATTTGACGACCATCAGCAAATTCGTTTTCGTCATGATAGGGTCCGGTTTCTTTGATCGATTCGCGTTTATAGTAATTATCATTTACAGGATCAAATCCCTTATCCATCATCTCTATTAAATGACCACCCTTGGTAGCAAATTTCATCCAACGTTCATCTTTATCTGTACTAGATATTGTTCTGCTTGAAGTAGTAAACTCATTTGCTCTAGTGTTATTCCAACCAACATCTCTTAACTCTATCTTATGACCTGCCCTAGTACAAAATTCAATTCGCCTCTCATCATTATCCTTTGATTTATCTTCACTAATAAGCCTTTGGATATACTTATATCTATCAGCTTCAAATTTAGCATCTTTATCAGGATCACCGGTAAATTCACCAGCATTAGCACCTTGCCCTGTCACAACTCCTTGAGGAATTTGCCAGTCATAACCTATATCACTAAGAATTATTCTATTGCCATATTTAGTAATAATTGCTGTACATTTAAAGTCAGGATCGTTTACCTTAGGTTTACCAGATTCAGATGCTTTATCATGTGTTGATGGGTAATATCCAACACTACCTAAATAAACAACATTACCATACCTATCCTTTATACCACGTGACATTGGCCTTCCATCTTTTGGAAGGTAATCATTATTGTAATCATTTGGCGGATTAGGATTTGTAGCTGAATTATTAGAAACAGCTCCATCACTATTTAGATATATTGGTGTTTTAGTATGTACAGATTCAAGCTGATACATATGCCTTCTTGTCGGATCAGCAGCTGCAACAAAGATTGGAGCATAAGGATGATCCTTTTCCCAGCATACAAATATAACATCACCTATACATACATTTCCCCAATCACCAGCATTTGGTCCACCTACTTGCGGAGCCGGAACAGCCCACGGGCATTTATTTGCATCTAAATCAAAATCGTGTAGTTCTGGGCACCTAAATCTAACTCTACCCATATTTAGTGGGTCATTAGTCTCTACAACTATCGATCTTAAATATGATGGAAACCTACCTTCTGTAAGAGGCTTGTTCCTGTTTTCATAAAAATGTTGTAATGCTTCTAATTCTTCCATTAGGTATTTGCTAATACTATTTGTTTCGATAAAGTTTTAATAACTTGTCCGGCTTTAGGCCAATTTAATGGATCTATAGGTTTATTTACAATTATTAAAGTCCAATAATAATTTGGATTATTATATAGCATAGTAGATATTAAGTCTGCCCTGCCTTCTAGATCACTTGTTACTAAAAAATCTACTAAATCTTCTTTCTTTATATTAGATACCCATATTGGCTCTTTGTATAGACCATATACTTGCTTATTATTAAAATTAACTACAGGCGTGGCAGAATATCTAGTCTTAGGCATTAGAACCACTTACTTATTGCTTTTTTGTTATTTGCGAAAAAATTCATAAATTCTTTCTCTTCTATTTTTTGTTGCGGCTTACTTGGTGAATTATTTGCAGTCACCAGTGCTAAATTAGTTGTTACTGTATGTTTTAAGTGGAATGAGTGTGACCCATCTAATAAAATTGGCCCGTCTGGCTTTATGTCTATATCAAACATTCTCCACGTACCAAGTCTTTCTGTATTAGACTCTGGTTTAGGAGAATAATCATATAAACTTAGTTTGACTAGTGGATATTGTCGTAATCCGTCTACTACTGTATTATAAAAATACGATTTTAATTTTAATAATTCACCGTTAATTGCCGTAATTGTCCAACTACCACTTCTACTTGTTACAATATATTCAAATTGCATCGTAATTTTTCTAGCATCAGCGCCCATCCAAAAAGCCAATGGTTCATATGACGCTACTGGTATTTCTTTCCATTCGGCCCTCTTATTATCACCAGTTATTCTAGGTGGAAATTGAAAATTTACAGTATTAAGAAAATTAGATATAGTCTTACCAGCATTACTAACAGAGCTGCTAATTGCACCACCACCATACGAAGGCTGTTGCCAGTTAATAATCATTGACGTAGCAGAGCCGATTAAACTTAAATCTATATCTGTATATTCTTGCATTTTATCGAACCGGTAATTTTATAGCTTTAGCATTATGATCAATTCTATATAAATATAAGTCTGTAAACCAGCCACGTCTTGATACTATATGTTTGAACCCGTACAATATCCATCTACCACCTAAAAAGTACTTTTCTCCTTCATTATCACACCAGTTTAGCATTATAGTAGATACACCTAGTTGTGTACTATCGCCAATACTCGACCACCCAGGGACCCTAATCATCAATCTCATTAATGAACTATTTATATCTATAAATTTTTGTTTTAGCCTACCATTAATATAATCATTATAATTTAATCCTACTTCGCCGCCATTTAATTCTGGAATAGATAATATGCTTGTTGATTTATTTAAACCTATTTCTGGTAAGGTATATGCATTAAAACTTGCTATATCTCTAGCATTAAATTTAAATTCTGTATTATGATCATTAACAACAAGTTTAGAACTTGATTTATCAAGATATGAGCCAGATATGGAGCTTATGCCTTGTGTTACTAGATTTTCCTCAACAACACTCAAAAAATTATTACCATTAAAATGTATATCTATAACATCACTAGCAGCTGATGTATTCATATCTATTATACCAAGATCTGTTTTACTAACCTTCAGTTCTGGCAATTGTTTAATATGTAGCACTGGATTCATACTATCACTAGTATATTCTATACCACTAACAACAATCCATTGTGTGTTATATTTAGTTAAAGAAGATGACCATTCTAATAAAGATAATATAAATGTCATTGGGTCCATCCTCATCGGATACCACAATCCATTCTTATTATCTATTGTTTTTGTTACTTCTAATTTTATAGTTGGTTTTTTATTGGTAGATGGATCTATTGGAGCAAATTTTAATGCCTCATTAAAAGCTTTATTAGCAACATTTTCAATCACAGTTGATATATTACCTTCAAAAACTCCACCATCAGATGAACCATGATTTAATGCGTAGCTTGGCGGGTCGATGGCTGTAAATTGTAATTTACCAGAATTTGGTTTACCCTTAGCACTAATTTCTGTGATATATGCAAGGCATTCAGGTGTTGATAAATCAGTACCGGCATTTCCCCATTCTATTTTGAATGAAAGAGGTGTGGGGGCTATTCTAGCAGTTTTTAAATATGAATTAGATACGTCATTTAAATAGTTATATAAAAAGTCATTAATTACAACTTTTACAGAATATCCACGATTTATAAATGATGACCATTCAAAATAATCAAATCTATCAGAGCCAATTTCTGGACCGTAATTGATCTTAGCTCTGATTATCGGTGCTGCTCCAACTTGAATTGTCATTTATTATCCAATGGTGTTATTTCATACTCTTCTAAAATATTTATCCTATTTTTGAATATTGTCTTATATGCGTTACCGAAGGTTGCAGGCATTACTTCTTTAAACCATTTTAATCTATATAATATATCTTTCATTTTTAAATCTTTAATATTGGCTCTTATTAAGGTATTTTCAACATTTCCAATTTTATCAGATATCAAAAAGTGATATTTCTCATATAATTCGCCAAGACATATAGCTAAAATAGCTTTACGTTTTTTAACGCGTCTTTCTTTTTCTCTCAAATTAGAATATATAAACCAAACTAATTTCATATCATACCTTATGTACAAAGTTCAGTACGACGCAATATAACTTCACACAACCTCTTATAATTTTCAATTTCAGCACTGGTTAAACTTTCAACAATTTTTTCAACAACTCTTTCAAAAGAAACTGAGCAATTAGGCTTTAATGAGCAATATTCTTCTATAAATTTGTTTAGAATTGATGTATCAGAATTTGAATCGTTATTGATGTGCGAAAAAGCGCGCAATTTATCACTATATTTATCTTTTACACACATAAACCAAACTGGATCGGTAACTTCTGGCTTATCTTCATTTTGTGCTATATATATTAAGCCACTATATTCACAATTATATTTCTTTTTATCTGATTCAGAATTTACAAATTTTATTGATGTAATCAGCGGCATTTTAGTTAATTGCATTCAATCTCCTAGTAAGTTTTGGAATTCAAGTTTATTATTGTTAATCTTTTTACGTAAGTTAATAATAGTAAGTAAATCTAATTTTTTCATGTGTTTGTCAATGTACTCTTTTATCGAATTTTCTTCAACATACTTTTTGTACAGTTCATTATTTTTAATACTTAATTGTGACAAATCATTCCAATCTTTAATACCATCTATTTCAGGTGGTAAACAATACCACAAGTAATCTTTATGTTCTTTCAATACTTCATAATTATCGATTAGTGATTGTATGCCAGCCGCATCATTATCTGGACATAAGACCACTTTCTCAGGACTCAATACATTAAGTTTTTCAGACTGTTTACCTTCTAAAGTAGCTCCACCAGAGGCTAATGCATTTGGCCCGATTGATATAGCGTTAAATATAGCTTCTACTATATATAACACGCATCTTGGATCTGCTCTATGCCATCCCCATAAAAATTGTGTTTTTTGTAGCCCAGTAATTCCTGAATCTGGGAATCTAAATCTTTTATTAGCTATTTCTCTAATTTGCCAATACACAACTTCAGCATACTCTATATATGGGAATATAATTTCACTAATCCCATACATCAAGCCCCAATCTATGGCCTCTTGTAAAGATATATTCCTAGATTTTAAGTAGTTTATTGCTATGTCACGTAATTGTTGGTTTTCAGTACCTTCAAAACTCCAACAATTATCTGGTAATTTCAGTATTACTTCTTCTACTAAATTCTGTTTTGGTTTAACTTCTTCTTCTAAAATTTTAGAAATATCAGATTTTTTAGCACTTTTTATTGCTAAAAAT